ACTAAATTTGCAGAAGCAATAAGTGAAGAAGGTCCAACAGAAACTCCTGGTAAGAAAGATAAAGAAAATTCAGATGCTGTTGCAGAGTACTTAAAAAGTTTAGAGGCTGAGAAATCTAAATTAGATAAAAATCCTAGAGACTTTAGTGAGTTTAACAATCAAACAGCTGAAGAGAAATTTGATATTTTTAAATGCGGATAAAAGATAAAAAATGGCTATAGGATGTACTATTAATGAAACGCAGTTTTTATATGCATATGAATATATTAACTCAGGTATTAAAGCTAAGTTAGCTAGAGGTAATAAATTTGATGTTAGTGAATTTATGAGATACTTTTATAATCAAGTAAAAGATTCTCAGCTTGCTGGTGGTTTATCAACAGAGGATGCTCAAGAGAGAGCTGCACAATGGATGGCTGAAATACCTTCTATAATGGACCAAGTAATTTTAAGAAATTATGCAGGTTCAATTGCACAATTTAAAAATCTTAATGAACTTCAATTAAGAAGAATTGAATTTAATCAACCTAATATTGAATTAAAATCTATTGCAAAGTATTTTGAAACTAAAAATAAAGATGTTAAAAATGCTGCTCAAAGAAGAAAGAATACAGCTGGTTCTACAACTCTAGTGCCTGGAACTAAGTTTAGTGGTACACCTAGACTATCTGCAAGAACTATACTATCTACAACTCTTCCTTTATTTAAAAGAAAATCTGAAGAGGATTTAGTGGATCCTATAGATCAAGATAGAGCTACTATTAACAGAACTTTAGGAAAGATTATTGGTGTTGCAAATGGTACTGCAGGTAATAAGATATTTCAATATCAGGGTAATCAATTAATGTTATTAGCTGTAAATGCTGCAGAGTTTACTAATCCAAAGACTGATCAAGGTTTAAAAAACTCAAGTAAATTAGATTCTACAACTCAAGAAGAGTTTGCTAGATCTAGAGAAATGATGGAGCAAGGTAAAGCTAAGGCTAATGTAACTCAAGTTACAGAAAGAGTTTTATTAATTGTTACAGATCAAAATGGTAATCCTATATCTTTTGATGCAGATGGTAATGTAACTGCAAAAGCTGACGGTAAATATGTTTTTCAATTTTTAAGAGACATTAAAAAGGTTAATGATAAGTTTGAAATAAAAGATATTTATGGTATAGAAAGTAGAGTATCAATTGATGGTGCAATACAAGCTAGAGCTGAAGCGGATACAACTAAAACTTTAGAGCAACATGAAGAAGATGTTCAAAATGAACTTGAGTTTTACTATGCTTTAAAGAATGAAGTTAATGATAATGAACCTGTACTTTTAGACATAGTGGGTTTAACTGAAGGTCTTGATAAAAGAATGAAAGAACAGCGCCTTACTATCAAACAACTTATTGATGCAGGTAAAATAACTTCTGACAACCTTATCAATATGAGAACTCTTGATAAGGAAGAAGATTTTGGAGAAGGTACAACTAAATTAATTATTGGAACTGATGAGTATGCTGTAGATAGAATGAGAATGCCAGCAGATATTGCTGATCAAATAGCTGAAGTTTTATTTACTAGTAAAATGAAGCAAAAAGAAAAGGTAAGTTTTTATTCTCAGTTTATTCCTGAAAATAATCAGCATTACCTGTCCCCTAATATGCGCAGACATAGTATTATACCAACTCCTGCTACTAAGGGTCAAAAGGGTTATATAACAATTGAAATTTATTCTAAAGTAAAATTAAAACCAGAAGATTTAATCCATACTATACGAATTGATGACTCAGGTATTTCTGAACTACAAGGTGGTGAATATGTTAAAGTAAATGAAGATACTGCAAATACATTAAAAGAAACATTTGTTGATGCTTTAAAAAGAGCTTATGTAGAACCTAATGTAGGAGCAACTTATATGAGTTTTCCTAAAGAGTTATTTTCAAAACCTGATGATTTTCAACTGTATGATATTAAAAAGCAAAAACCTTACTTTGATAACTATCATGACTTTGTCATGGGTGCTGAAGTTATATTTCTTCCAGAAACTAATGGCGCTTTAAATCAACAGATTATATTTAGTTTACCTACAGATGCTTCTAACTTCTTTAAGAGTGAAGAGGATGAAACTTCTACAGATATAGAAGCTAAGAAAGCTGACATTAGTATAAGAAAAGAGGAAAGTCCTAAGATATTAAACGAATATACAAATCGTGACATTGCAAAAATAATTAGAAACTCTAACAATGAAGCTGAAGATAGCCTAGGAAAACTTATTTCTAAAGAAGAAAAAAATGTTTCAGGAGGAAAAGCTGAACAAGAGACGTATGAGTATGGAATCATTCAAAGAATATTTGCTAATGATGGCTCTAACATTCAAAGACTTACAGATTTAAATGGTAAAGTTTATGGTATTCCACTAATTAAACTTACCATGAATGCTAAAGAAAGCGGTTTATTGTTTGATGGTAAAAAAGATTTTAGTTTATCTGAAAAACAAATTACAGACTTTTTTAATTCTAAATTTAAAACTGCCCTTCAACCAATTGCTGAGGTTACAGAAGAACAGAAAATTTTAGAAAAACAAATTAACAATGAAATAGATCAAGGACCTAGTTCAGAAGAAGGTGCATTTCAATCAGGAGAAGATATAAGTGATGATGATGTACTTAGTTTTAATAGATCTGGTAAATTAAAGAATGATAAAGTTACTCCTGAAGAAATAGCTGCTGCTGAAGACTGGTGGAAGAATAGTAATCTAGGTAAAGCTTTACAAAAATACATTTCTTTAAATCAAGCTGCAAACATAGTTAATTCAGATGCATATGCAAACTTTGTTATTAATATGTCAAGGTTAGCTAATCCTGAAATGTTAGGTACAATTAATCTTAATACTAAAGGTACTATGGTTGATGTATACCATGAAGCATTTCATGGATTTACTCAGCTATTTCTTACCAGAGCTCAAAAGAGAGCTTTGTATTCAGAAGTAATGAATTACACTGATGCAAAAGGTAATCAACCTTACTTAACAAAAAGTGCTTTAGAAATAGAAGAAATTTTAGCAGAAGACTTTAGAACTTACATGAAGAATCAGAATGTAAAGAAAGGTGCTCCTGTAAGAAATACATTGTTTAGAAGATTCTTAAACTTCTTAAAAACTATCTTTAATAAATTAAGAGGTAAAACTCCTAAACGACCTTCTATAAAAGAAGTTAAAGTAGATATGATGTCTATTCCTACAGTAAAAGAACTGTATGAGAATTTACGAATGGGTAGTCTAAAGTTTTTAAATAAGTATGAAGCTTCTATTGACAATGCAAGATTCTTTTATTTAGAAAGAGGTCCTCAGTTTGTAGATAAATTAGGAAGAGAAAAAAATAGAAGACAAGCATTAAGTGCTCAAGATGGTAAACTTGTTTCTGAATCTATGGATTCTATTATATCAGATCTTGTTGATGTGATATATAATAAGCAGGTATCATTACAACCTCAGTTACCTAAACTTATAAGACAGCAAGAAAAACTAGCTGAGTCTTTAGAAGGTGTTGAAAAGGAACAAGCATTAGAAAAACTTAGAAAACTACAAGCAGCCGTTGCTACTCCTACAGATCTTAAGAAGCTTTCTTTGCAAATGATGTTAGATACTAATATGAGATCTAAGTTATACACTTGGGTTAAAGGTGAATTAGTAAAAAGACATGCTCAGATTGCTAAGGATTGGGCAAATTCAACTGACAATGAGTTTATGCTAAGTGCAAAACCTAAAGAAGGTCAAACAGAGATTGAAGCTCTTGCAGAAAAATCTGTAGTTATACTTGAAAAAGAAGATGGTAGAAAAAAATATGTGTTACTAAGATCTCAAATAGATTCTTTTGATCAGCTTAATCCTAACTTAAAAGAAGAAAGAGTAAAGGGAGAGAAGTACTATGATATTAGTATTACAGGAGATTACTTTGTACATAAAACTTTAAGAAATCCAGAAGGTGAAGCAGGCTTTGCTGAAATTATAGTTGTATCAGATGTTGCAGATGCTAAGAAGCAATATGATAACTATAAAAAATCTGGTGCTAAATATAAAACTATTACGGTAGATAAGTGGGCAGATATATTTGAAGAAGTAGAAAATAGAAAACCTAAAAATCTTACTGCAGCTCAGGAAGCTGTATTTAATAATTTAAGAATACTATCTGCATCTATTGATCAATTTGGAGATCCAAACTATCTTAAGAAAGGTCAGGCTCCAAGAGGTATGATTGCTTATCATATAATGAACTCTGATTTTGAAATAGGGAGAAAAAAATATTTTGTTGTAGATGTTCAGGATGAAGGTAAAGAAGAAATTATAGATGAAGCAGATTCAACTATAGATGATGTATTAGCATTAGATGGTACATTAGAAACTATAGATCCTGAATTGTTTGATAATAAAAAGAGTATACTAGAACTAGCTGATAAAGAAGTAGTGTATTTATTAAAATCATTACATGAAGTAAAGCTTGATAAAAATGGTCAGCCTCTTAGATATAAAACTGGACCTAATAAAGGTAAGATTGTATATGCTCAGAATCAATTAGGTTTTAAAAGAAGAGCAAACTTTAGAAAAACATGGAATGTAGTTTCTAAAACTATTACGGGTGTACAGAATAGAATGAAGGCTTTTAAATTATTACAAGAAGAAGCTAAAATTTATCCAGAATTAAATCAGCTTATTGAATCTAAGTTACCTAATCCAGAAGGTATTAGGAATCCTTTTGCAATGCGCATGTCTGGTTCATTCTGGAAAACATTTTCTAGACCAAAAGCAAACTTTAAACAATTGCTTATATTACAAGAGACTGATGACCAAGGAAATATAGAAGATATAAACTTTACTGTAACTGAATCTACTGCAGACATTAGAAAAGTTCAACTTCAGTTTGAATCATTCTTTAAAATGGGACTTAGTAGACATGTAAAATTATCTGATAAAGGAACTGCATCTTTAAACACAATAAATCTTTTAGAAGAACTTGCTGCAGGAGCTCAAGCAGGAGTAAAAGGAATAGAGTTAACTAAAGATTTCTTATTTGCATTAGGTATAAGATTAGATAATACTAAATTAATTAATGAAGAAATTTTAAAACCTGAGTTTCAAAAACAAGTTTCTGAAATAAGAAGGTTTGTAGAAGAGATAGCTGACTTAAAAGGTAAGAAAGATAAAACTAAAGAACAAAATAGACTTATAAGATCTTTTGAAGCTAACCCCGTTAGCATACTTAAAAATAAAGGACGAAGAGTAGATATAGCTTTACTTCCTAGTTATAAAGATCAAGCTAACTTAAGAGTTGATTCAGCATTAAAGTATATTACAGAAATACAATCTAAGTTTGGTTTTGACTCTCCAGGACAAACTTTAAAATTACCTGATGGTAACAAAGCTTATTCTGTAATAAATCATATGTCTTTAACTTCTCTACTTGATGCTTTTAATAATGTAGAAAATTTAAAAGACTTATGGACTAGTGATGAATATAAAGATTATATGGGTCATTTTAAACCAAGTAAAAACTTCTTTACTTCAAGGTCTAAACTAATAGATTCAATATTTTCTAGAAAAGGAGATAGAAAAAGAACAGGAGATTTTAATGTTATAACACTAGCTGGTTCTGAAATTATTGATGATTTGGGTTCAGAACAAGGTTTAAATACTGCAGACTTAACAGAACTTGATAAATTCTTTCAAGAGTTTAATATGTCACTAACTAGTGGTATAGTAGAATTTGTTAGACATGCAGAAAAGAAACTAGCATATGCTATTATGCCTACATCAAAAGCTACAGTAATGACTGATAGTGGTATAAAAGCTAAAAAGTCAGGTAGCCCTTTATGGATTGACATAGATAAATTTGATTCTGAACAAGGTGAAGAGATTGCAATAGAAGGATTTTTATTAGATTACATAGCAACTGAGTTTGATAGAATACAATTCTTTGCACAAAATCCAGAAGTTTTGTTAACTACAGAAGGTTATAACAAACCTTTAGTTAATACAAAAGGTAAGACTAGAGCAGAAAAAGCAAAAAATGTACAAAAAGATTTTGAAACAGGAAACCTTTCTGGTCAAAATTTTACTCTTACAGATGACTTATTATCTCCTGCTGCTCATAAACAGTTAAAACAACTAGCAAATAATCAAGAGTTTAAGGGTGATGTAGTAGACTATATAAAAAATGATGGTAAGCTGTATAACGATATTAAAAAATCTATCAAGAAATACTTTCAGACTAGAACAGATAGTATGATAGATAACTTTTTAAGTAAAGTACCTTATCAAGCAAATGAAAAATTATTTGGTTTTACAATAGATGAAGATTATGTGGGTAATCGAACCATAGATGGTGTAATGAAAGCTTACTTATATAATGGTTGGATTTCTAGATTTGAACAATTTAATCTTATTAATGGAGATGCTGCACAATTTGATCATGCTAAAGAAGCTGGAACAAAAAGAGTTCCTGGATCTACATCTAACGGTGATAGTTTTATGTATGATAAATATGCTCAAGAGTTCATGAGTGATGTAAATGGATTTAATGCAACTACATATTCAAGCTTGCAGTTTGGAAAACAATTAACTTTTGATGGTCACTTAAATACAACAGTAATAGATGATCCTATAAGAAGGTCAATATATCTTGATGATATGAGAGCTGCTTGGACAAGAGATTATATTGCAAATGCTAAAAAAGTAGGTAAGACTTTAACGCAAGAGGAACTTAAAAAACTACTTGATCAAGATTCAGAAGCTTATGAAGCAATGCAAGAAGCAGACGGTGCAGCTTACTTAACTTTAGATGCATATAGGATGCTTAAATTTTTAGGCAGTGAATGGAGTGAAGCTCAAGAAGATTTATATCAAGATGTAATAAATCCTGATGTAGAAGTTGATTCTACAAAAATAAGTGAGTTCTTTCCAGTATACAAACTACATTATTATGGTCCAGTAACAAATGCAAAGGTAGCTACTACAGCTATGTATAAGTTTGCTGTTGCACCTATCATACCTTCAATTGCAATTCCTGGTACTGATTTGTTTGATTTACAAACAAAAATGATCAATGACAATATTCATATGACAGTATTTAGTTCAGGATCAAAAGCTGCATTCTTAACTCAAGAAGAAGGAAACATTGATAATATATTTACTGAGAAATCTAATTTTGATTTTAAAAATGTTAATCAAGATGCAAAGTTAAAAAACAATAGATTGCATGTAAGATATTTAAAAGATGTAACTAAAGTTTCAAGTGAATTAAAAAACTATATTACACTGGGTACACAAGATAGAGTAATAAATATAAGTACTCTATTTGATATGGGTGAATACCGTAGTAAAGCAAAAGAAAAATTAGGTAAAGAATATCAAGAAGCAGTAGATAATCTTACAGACATATACACCGAGGAGTTTTTAAATAAGGTTGGATTTACTTTTAATAAGAAAACAGGTAAGTATGAAGGTAAATTAACCAAACTTATTGAAGTTATTAGACAAGATTTAGAACTAAAAGGTATTTCTGAACAGTTAATAGCAATGCTAGATGTAAACTTAAGTGATCATCTTAAACATGATTTTTCTATTATTCCTGTATCTGATGTAGTTGAATCTATAATTGTAAATAAAATTACCAAAGCTATTGTAAATCAAAAAACAAAAGGTGAATCAGATGTTCAGGTTCCAAGTACTTTTTACAATGGTCTTTGGGATCAGATTAGATATGAGGGTGGTAAACCTACTCAGCAAGAAATTTCAATGTATAAAACATTGGCTTATCAAAAGAAATATCTAGGTACAAATAACCTTAAGTTTTATGAATATGGTGAAGATGGAACAAGTGTTGCACATGTAGCTAAAGCGCTCAATGGAGATTTTGTAAATTTATTGAATATCGAGGATCCAGAATTTAAAGGTCAGAAAATTGGTGATCATGTAGATGGAGGAAGACAAAGATTAAATGTTCTAATAAAGAAAGATGATTTTAGAGCTGAACATAGAGAAAAACTTACTATAGCAGGACCAAGAATACCAACAGATGCAATTAACTTAAAAGAGGCCTTTGAAATATGGCACTTTACAGATGCATCATTAGGTAATACGGTTATTGTACCTACAGAGATTGTAGCTAAAGCAGGTTCTGACTTTGACGTTGATAAATTATTCTTTTCATTTCCTAATATTGAGAAGGATGGTTCATTAACTAAGGCTGTTCCTAATTTTAAAAAGAAAAGAGACGCGCTTAGAGCCAAGGGTCAATCTATGTCTAGTAGATTAATTCAGCAACAAAAGAGATTTGCCCAAAATGAATGGATTCGCACATCAGTTGCAATAATAAAAGATCCTTCAAACTATGGAGCATTAACAAAACCAACTAGTGATTATCATTTAAAAAATGAAGTAACAAGATTTTATGGTAAGCTTGCTACAGTGTATAATCCATTAGATCAAAATGTAAACAGTACTAGAAAATCCATGAGTCCCACAAGAATTATGGAAGCTGAATATAACTTAAATAAACATAAAGAGTTATTAGGTGGTAATAGACCATTAGGCATTTTAGCTAAAGCTGTAAAACAATATGAATTATATAAAAGTATTGGCGCAAAGTTCCCTTTAAGTTATATATTTACACCTAATCAAAGAAATTTAAATGGTAGATATGAATCTCAAATAGTAAGAGATTTTGTTTTAAACTTTGATCATAATAAAACAAAAGCTGGAAATATAGCATTAGGTAATAATCTCAATAAAGAAGGTGAAGTTATAGGTGATATACTTTCACATTATCTGCAAGCTATATTAGACAGAGCAAATGATTCATTTGCAAGTAAAGCAAATATAACTAAAGAAGCTTTACCTGTACTAATAAGATTAATTCAGTCAGGGGTTTCTAAAGAAGCTGCAGTTGCATTTGTAAATCAACCATTGATTGGAGACTATCTTTTAAGAAAAGCAGAAGCATCAGGATTTGTAAGAAAAGCATTGATGGGTGTTAGAGAAAAAGAAATTTTTGATGGTTTAGGTAAAGACATAGAGTTTGATGAAACAGCTATTAAAGAATACCAAGAAGCTTTAATATACTCTAATTCAAAAAGAGTTAAAGAAGTATTAGCAGACTTGGCAAAAACTCATCCTACTGCTCAAGTTAGAATTAGCTACATGGAACAAAGGGCTAATAATAAAAGAGAACAAGTTACTAAGATTTACAAAAATATAAAGAGTATCCCAAAGTATATGATGCCTAGGTATTTTAAAAATATAGAGGTTAAGCTAGCTCCTAAAATAGGTTTGTTAAGTCAATTCGAAAGTGTATATAAAGATAATTATGCTAATAAGGACAGTATGAATCTTAGCGCATTAAAGTATCAGTACTATTATATTTCTGAATACTTTAACAAAGATAAACAGTTTACAGGTCAAGAGTTAGAAAATCTTATTTCAAAGAAAGATAAAGGTACAAAAGAACAACTTGCATTATTAGCTCATTTCTTTCAGATAGAGGATCAATCTATGGGAATGGTAGAGTTAGAACAAGCCTTTAATCCTGATACATCTGGTTTGGATACACTAGTTGGTGTGTTTGAAAGAACAGCCCGTTTAAAAAAGATATACAGTAATTCTAAAGTAGATCAAGAAACATTAGATAAGCTTGTAAATGATTCAATTATATCATCAACTTATGTAACTCAGATTTATCAAGATATTGCTGAACCATTATTTAATTTAAGATTACATCCAAAAATTACATCTTATATCACAGAATCATTAATAGATGACAAGGCTATAATTAATAAGAAGTTTGGATTTAGAGAAAGAGAAAAAGGTAGATATGTAAATGCATTTAATAATACATTAATTGATTTCATATATCAAAACACTAAGTCTAATTTTACTGATGAAAATCAACTACCAGTTGAGCTTCCTAAAACAATAGGTAATAGAACTGTAGAAAAGTTTAAAGGTACTTTAAAAGAACCTATTCAAATAACAGATACTACTATTAAAGTAGATATGAATAGTCTAAAAACTATATGGGGAGGTGGTAGTAAAAATTTAAGACAAAGACCATACCTTACAAATGCTAAGGAAGATTTTGCTTTATCATTTGCGGCAAGAGGTTTAGATACATTTGAGCCTAAAGAAAATCCATTTGATACATTAGATTCTTTTGCAAGATATATGGTTCAAAAAGAAATTTTCTATACTGAATACGATAGAAAAGACTTTAGTTCAAATAAAACTTATGAAGAATTTATATCTAAAAAAGCTTTAGTAGATACATATAACTCAGCTTATATACGCGGTACAACTAAATATTCTTATACACGAGATGTTTTAAACATCATAAAAAACAACCAAGATCTTTTAGATACATATCCTGTATTAAAACAATTAGGTGAATCCTTTATGGGTAGAAGTGTGATAGACGAGGAAAATCAAGGAGGTTTATCTTTGTTAGAACTTAAAGATAAAAACATAATTGATTCTGTTACAGCAGGAGTATATTTTAAAAATATTAAAGACTTAGGTAACAGAGATATAACTAAGAAAAGTACAGGAAGAAATGCCAATACAAGTGATGAGATATCTGCAGTATTTAAAGACTTTTCTATGATGATGTTCTATCAACAAGGTATAGGTAGATCCGCATTATCTTTTTCTAATATATTAGACGGTGAACAGTTTGCTAAATTTATGAATGATTCTGTTAATACATTTATGGCAAAAGTATTTACTGAAAGAAATGAAAATAATCTAAAGAAACTTTTAGATTTTATAAAATTATCAGTACTTAATAGTAGAGGATTTAAACATTATACTCAATCATATGAAATGTTCTTAGGTAAGAACATGGAAGGTGCTAGTTTATTACCTACAGATACAGGTGTACAAAGTTTAGATACTTTGGCTGAAAAATATAATGCTGCAAAACTTAAAGGTAATATGGTTGAAGCAATGTCTTTCTTTGTAGAAAGATCTCAACTTCAATCACAATTAAAAGAGTTGGCTGAAAGAACTGAAGAAGGTAAACAAGATATTGAATCTACAAAAGAATCTACTATAAAAGTAAGTGCTGTAATTGAAGACGCTTATAATAAGTGGAGTCAAGAAATTAAGGATAAGGTAGGTATGACTGCTGCACAATTGCAAGAAGAGTACAATAATATGGGTGTTAGAGCAGGTGTAGATGAAGTTCAATATATGAACACTAAGTGGAACAGTTGTAAATAATAAGAGATGAGTTGTATAAATAAAAATCTTAAGGAATGGAAAAGTCTAGATAATAGATATGGAGATTTCATAGCTGAACTTCTTGTAAGAGGTCATATTAAAAACAGATATCTTAATGAAGAGAGTGATAACTTTTATATACCAAGTTTATCAGAAGCTATTGATATATTAAAGAGTCAAATACCTGCAGCTGCTAAAAGAAAGATAATGAATCAGCTAAGTATAAATCCTTATACTAAGGTAGAAACTTTAGCATCTTACTTAATTGGATTTATACATAAAGATAATGTAAAATATGGTGGTGAATATGTAATTAATGTTGGAAATAAAAATGGAAATAAGTTTGCTAAAAAAGATATTTTTCAACCTAGTGTTAGATTGATTAATGAACTTAAACAGCTTTATCCTGATATATTTCAAACAGAGAGAACATATGACGGTAATACTTTCAAAGTATTTATTACACCTAGAACTGAACCTAAACAAACAGATATTTTTCAGTCACCTTCAATGCAAAACGCAATTGATACTTTAAAATATTTAACTTCAGAATTAGGTTATCAACCAAATGTTTTTGATATTGGTAATCAAAGATGGATAGAGGCAGGAACTAACTTATATAATCTAGTAAATAAAGATACTGGAACTGTAGTAGGAAATACAATAAACCTTGTAACTGGTGTAGAAGAAACAAAAGCAACACCTATAGATCAAGAGATTGCAGATATGGCAATTTCAGAAGTAGAAAGTTTAGCTAGAAATGAAGGTTTTGTTATGCTTATTTCTTCAAAAGGATATAATATAGATGTTATATTGGCTAATATGAGAGAAGCAACTACTCAAGAAGAGTTAGATATTGAATTAGTAAAAATTAAAAAATTATACTGTTAAGTTATGGCAAGTTGTCCAAATGAAAGTACAAAAGAGTGGAAAGACCTTATGGAGCTTCATCAAGGTAATAGAGATCTTGTAATGAGAGACTGGTATGCATACGGTTATGGAGAGATTGAGGAGTTTCCTAATTTAAATACTGAAACTGTAAATGAAGAAGTTGAAGAAGCTAAAGAAGCTGCTGAAGAAATAAATGAAGAACAAAAGTCTGAAGAAACTAGTTTGCAAAAACTTATGGAAAAAACAATTCTGCATGTACAAGGTAGGATTGATGTTTTAAAAAGACAAAGAGAACCTAAAGAAGCTACAATAGAAAAACTTAAGAATCTTGCGGAGACTATGAAAGCAGCCCAGGAAGTAGAATCTTTAACTATGTTTGTTAATGATGTTTACTCAACTTCAATACAGTTAAAAGATAAGATGAAAAAACTACTAGTAGCTCTTAAGGATCCAGAAGCTGATTCAAAAGATTTACTTAGAACTATGGCAATGATGAATGAATTTGCTTATGGTTATAGTTTGCTTGATGAAATAAGTACTACTGATATAATTGATTATTTTGCTGTAACTGAAAAAGAAGCTGCTAAAATATTTGAAAAAGATGAGAAAGGAGAAGTTAAATTATCTACAGAACAAAAATTAAAAGAGGCTATATCAATAAGAGATACAATCAAATTAAAAATTATTGATGCGGCAATACCACTTTTAGCAAAATTTTTAGTAGGTGCTAAGTCAACTTATTCAGACGAAAATATTGCTCAAGCTTTAGAAACTCAACAAGCTAGAGCTAGAATGCTGATTTCAGAAATAGCTGCAACAGAAAGCGCTAAAAGAAAGAAAAGTTTAAAAAAGCAGATAGATACGGTAAATGAAAAGATTAGAGCATTAAGAGTTAGATCTGTAGATGAAGAGGGTATGACTAAAATATTAAGAGAGGCAGCTGTAGAAGAAGGACCTTTTGAATATTGGATTGGGCCCTTGATTAGTTCTCCAGATAGTGCAATTGCATTATTTGCAAAAGCTGTCAAAGATCAAATAGAAACTGCAAGAACAAAAGACATTGAAGCTTTACGTACAATAGATGAAGCATTTGAAGAATATTTACCTGAAGCACCTGCTAGCAGAGATAATACTCAAAAGTTTAATGAAGGTATTTTTGAGATAATAGAAAAACCTGTAAAAGAGAAAGGTATACCTAAAGTAGATGAAGAAGGTAATCCAGTTACTAAAAAAATAGTAAAGTTTGTAACAAAGTATGATTACAAAAAAAGAAATGAAGCTTATGCTGAATGGAGAAAAGCTAACCCTATACCATTTCCAGATTTAGCATGGGGTGAGTTAACCGCTGTACAGAAAAAACAAAGAAGAGCTTGGAGTAAAAAACAAAAAGTAGAAGTAACTGATAAAATTTATGAATCATTATCTAAGGATGAAATAGCTGAGATTGATAGTAAGAAGAGAGCTGATTTAGAAAATAATTTAATAAGTAAAGATGAGTATGACTATTGGCAAAAAAATATAAGATATAAGCAAATCAGAAGATTAAAGTTTGTAAACCCTGCTTGGACTGCAATGTATGATAAAAAAGATAACCCTATAAATGCTAGAGGTAAATATCATAAAGCTTTAACAGAAATGTATTATGCAGCACAATCATTGATTCCTAAAAATCAAAGGCCAGGATCAACTATTCCAGCTATAGCAAAAAAAGATATGGAAAGATTACTTGATGAGGGAGTTCTTGATCTTGTAAAAACTAACATAAGAGAAGCTGGTAAAATACAATCATACGATACTGAACTTGCTATACAAACGGCAACAGGTGGAGTTAAAAAATTCTTACCTATATATTATGTACAAGATATAGATGTAAAAGATATTAGTTTTGATTTAGCTAGCTCTGTACTTTTATTTAATGCAATGGCTAATAAGTACGCAGCTATGGAAGATATTCATTCTGAGATATCTCTAATGCAGACAGTAATGGGTGCAAGAGAAACTCCAGTGTTTAATAAAAATTATAGTAAGGTTAGAGATGCTTTTGCTAAACGCTTTGGTTATGAAAATTTTGTAAAGCAAAATGGAGAAAGCTATTCTAAAAAACATTTAGATGCCTTCATTGATATGATTGTATATGGTGAAATGCAGAAAGCAGAAGACTTAGGATTAGCAAATCTATCTGCAACTAAAGTAACTAATACTATTACAAGTTTTTCTGCTATAACTTCAATTGCTGCAGACTTACTAAAAGGTGTTGCTAATAACTTACAAGGTAATCTTCAGTTAAGTATTGAAGCAGCAGGTGGTCAATACTTTGGATATCCTGAATATCTTAAAGGTACTAAAGATTATGTTAAACATTTACCAGGAGCAATAGCTGATTTTGGTAAGGTTTCTCCACAAAGCTTTTTAGGTATGTTGGGCCAATTATATGATCCCTTACAAGGTAACTTTGCTGATAAATACGGAAGGATAGTAACAGGTAGTTTAGCTAATAAACTTATGAGAACTGATACATTATTTTTTAATCAGTACTTTGGTGAACATGAAATTCAGTATGCGGGGATGCTAGCATTAATGCATAGACAAAAAGTTAGAGACAAAGAAAATCAACAAGAGATTAGTTTATATGAAGCACATGAAAAATACGGTGCTACAGGTAAAGCTCTTTTTGAAAATGTTGAATACATAGAAGAAGACAGAAAAGGTAATAAAAATTATAGACCATTTACAGAAAAAGATAGAAGAAGTTTTCAAGATAGACTTCATTCTTTAAGTAAAAAAATGCACGGTATATATAATAGCTTTGATAAAGGTGTTGCTCAAAGACATTCTCTTGGTAGATTAGCATTAATGTATAGAAAGCATATGTACCCAGGGTTTAAAAGAAGGTATCAAAAATTTGCTTTTGACGAAGAACTTGGTGATGTTGTAGAAGGTTACTACAGAACTTTTTGGGATACATTTCTTAAAGATTTAAGAACATATAAGTTTAATATTGCTAAACAATGGAGTACTTATGATACTCAGCAAAAAGCAAACATTAGAAGAGTCTTAGCTGAAATAGCTACTATTCTATCAATGTACGGTCTTATGGTAGTATTAATGGGTATGGCTGATGATGATGATGATTTAAAAGATAATTACTTATATAGTTTTCTATTGTATGAAACAATTAGAATGAGATCTGAAACATCGCAGTATTTAAATCCAAAAGATTTTTATAGAACAGTAAAGTCCCCATCTGCAGCACTTTCAACTACAAGTAGAGTATTTAGATTTACTAATCAAATATTACCTTGGAATATTACAGAAGAATATGAAAGAAAACAGGGTATTTGGGAAGCAGGTGATAATAAAGCGTGGGCATATTTTATTAAAATGATAGGTCTACCTGGATATAATATTAAACCTAGAGAAGCAGTTAAAGTTTATGAAAGTTTAACAGCAATATAATGAATTGGGAATTAGTATTTAATTTACACTGGCCTCATGATAGATGCGCCTTGGGTTGGGAATATATAGGTCCTGATGAAAAAGAAAACATAAATACATTTACTATATATTTATTTATTCTTACAATAAACTTTAATGTTTTTGGTGAGTAAAAAAAAAGGGAGACAGCCTAAGCCATCTCCCTCATTAATTTATGCAAAATCAAAATCAACATCTCCTGATTCAACATCGTCTTCATCATCTTCTGCAACTGGTGCAAAATCTAAATCAAAGTCAGGTTCACCATTAATAACAATGTCAACATTCTCATCAGATACTGAGTTATCAGCTGCATGTTCTTGAGCTCTCTGCTGATCAATTGCTTCTTGACCTTTGATTAACTCTTCAGCTTCTGCATCTGTAACTTCAGGTACTGTAGCTTCAGCTTCTTTAATTTGATTAGCAATGTGTTCCGCTGCTTCTTCATATGAAACTTCAGTATATTCATCATCTTCTTCTCTTTCCTCAATGATCTCTTCAGTCTTTATCTCTTGCATCTCAGCATTAGCAGCATTCTCTGCTTCAACATCTGCAATCATATCTTCTAGATCTACTTGATTAGGATCTACAGGTTCTGTTAAAACTTCTATAGTAGTATCTACGTCTACTTTATCAAACTTAAACGTGTCACTAATAAACCAATGAAGAACTCTTTGATCCTCCATCCAAGTCTTTGGATGTGATTGCTGTAGAGCAATAGTAACAAAGTTGTAGAACTCCCACAGTGTACCTGGTTCAGAACACTTATAAGTTGGTCTACTCATCTGTTGCTTAATTAAACTAGCTTGCTCAGTAGTCAAGATATCATGTTCAGCAAATAGCATACCTAGTATTTGTGATTGCTTTCTAACATCTAGAGGTATCTTTTTCATGATTTCTTTATCAGAACATAGCTGCTCATAATACAATTTAGCTAGCTTTACTTGCTGCTTTATTGTTTCCTTGGTTTCTGTATCTGCAAAACCCGTGTGCTTTCTTGCCCAGGATCCCATGTCCCCACAAACTAAACTTGTAGAGTTTGCTTTATGGATTGCACCAATTCCACATTTAAACCTCATTTGTTTATTATAACTGTTTGACCATGCAAACATCATAGACAACTCTGGATCATCTCCAAAGTCCAATGTATAAATAGCTGAAGCTATATTACCATCATGTGTAGCTCTATAGTTTTCACCTGTTACATTAAATCCAGCATCTTGCAATGCTTTAGTTGATAAGTCCATTATAGACTCATGACTTATTACAGTATACGAATCAGCATGATTTGGCAGAGCAACACCTATCAGGTCTGCTCTACCATAGCTTTTTATTTTTCTTGGCATATTAAAATAATTCTAATTGATTTGTATTTGGCTCAAGTAATTCTATTTCTTTCTTGGCCTTCTTAATATAATAATCATAGTTAATATCATATTCTTCAAATGGTTTTTCTATATGATCAATAAATATAGTTTGTAACCATTTACCTGCTTCAACTTGCGAGACTCTTTCATCAAGATAATTAATCTTCATAAGTTTAGATCCATTATTACTAATGTAATATCTTACAGTCTTCTGCAGTTTATCTTTTTTATGTTGCCCTTGTTTTATATATTCTTCCCAATATTCCCAAGCTGCATTGGCTTTTTTGCCTCCACAGAAATCAAAGATGTTTTTATTCTCTTTAATAGAAACTTCAGGTTCTATACCTTTAATAAAGTAATCATATATAGCTTTGCGGATACATAAAAAACTTTTATTCTTATGTAATGGTAAATCATCAAATACAAATCTACCCTTACACTTAGTTTTAAAATCAGTTCCTTCTGTTTGTGCAATATAATTATTACAATCAGCTAGTATAACCTTTTGATAGGTATCATGTTCTAGCTGAAGGTTAGTTATATCTTCCCATTGTTTACATATCTCCATATACTTATCTACATACTTTCTTGGGATTCTAGTCTCAAGACCATCTGTATTATGCATCAGAGGTATAGAATTTGGGATACCCTCACATATCATTTCATATAACATCATAAGACTTAATTGGCCATTAAGAGTTATACGCATGGTAAGCTCAGGGTCATATAGGAAACTATTTTCATCATTACTTAGACCATAAGTACTATTCAATACAATCTTGTAAACATAGTTTCTAGGGTCAGACTTTGGTATCTTTTTTCTTTCATCAAAGAACCATTCATACTGATCACAGAACTCTTCTTTAGGAAGATGTCCTGGAGCCCATTTGTTTCTAATAGCTAGATTAGGATAAAAACTTGTAACATCACTTGACATTATAACATATTCATCATTAGATGTGTATATGTCTTTACGTGCACCATGTACACCACCAAGGCCAAAGTGTGTAGTTATCTTTTTATATCTAACTGTATATTTAAAACTACCTTTAAGATCATAAGGATTAAGTTCTAGAGTTCTAAACTTGTCAACAAGTCTCTGAAATGTTGCTGTCTTAAACTTAATATAAGGCAACAAAAGATCATTAACTATAAGCTTAGACCTATGGGTCCTCATCTTTTTTAAATCATATTTTTTTATTCCTGTCTTTTTACTCAGAAACATTGCAAATAATTCTTTTGCAATTCTTGGTTCAGATGCGCTAAATAGATCTATATTGTATTCTTTAGTAAGCTGTTGTCTCAAAGCAATTTCTTTCTTGCTGCGATACATAATTGCTTTAGTGGAAGCTACATCATTAATACAATAACCTATTATACTATCTATTTGCTTTAGTGTTTTGATTTCAGTACTATGATGAATAGGCATATCTTGTATATTCAACCAATCCATACTATACTGGGCCCACTTTAGACTTGTTCTTTTTGCAGCATTATCCCAGTGATTTAATTTAAATACATCAACTTGTTTAATCTGCAAAGTCCATGGGGCAAACACAGCCCACTCACCTTCATTTTGTCTTTGAATAGTATCTTGGGCTTTTCCATATATAAATAAAGCAACTTCTTCTCCTGTCATTTCAAGGAGTTGTTCTTTATTAGCCAATATATGTTCTGTTACTTGAGCATCAAACCCTATACCGTTAAAAGACACATGCCATTCTTCAAGCAAGATATTCCTTTCTAGAAATGTAATAAATTCTAGACAGTCATTTCTTTCTTTATGAATAACAAATATTTCACGGTCTTCAGATTTAATATCCTCAAATACAGCTATGAAACAATTTAACAATGTCTCATAGTCCATTACCCAGTGAGTCCTATTCATTACTCTGCTACTGCAGCTACTGAAGGTTTAGTAGATACTTTATTTATGAATTTAGTAACATCAAACTTCTTTGCATTTACTGCAAAAAGATTTATAACATCTATAATAGAGTCCTTTTCTTCAATATAATATTCTTGAAATGTATCAAGGGCCCTTCTTTCTTGTTTTGCTCCACGGTTACCACTTACAGCCTTGCCATAATCATCTAGCTTAGGAAGCATATGTAAAGATGTCTTAGTTACTTTACTAATAATTACAAAAACTTTAGATGTAGGGTCATAAATACACTCTACATATGGGCAATCATTGCTCACAGGAATCATCTTAAAAGTTTTTGTGTCTTGCCAGGTTGATTCAACCAGCATCATTGTTTTTTCACTCATTGTTAGTTTTTATTACAAATTAATTAATTATTTCTGTTTTTTCCAAAGATTGTTTTACTTTAAATGTTTCTTTCTGTATATCAGGTTTATCACAAAGCTCACCTACAAGTTCCAACATTTCAACATCAACATCTAGACATGCTGCATAATCATTAAAATATTTATTTGGATATAAATAACTTCTAATGTATACAAAATTAGCAGTTGTATTATCAAAGAATGAGCATATATCACCCTTTATAGAGTTTTTAATTTTACTATATCTACCATTAATTAGATGATGCCAATTATCTTCCAAATCTGAAAAATCAAAAATGAATAGTTTATTATTATCATCAATTAATTTTATATCTACTAATCTAGTATGTTTTAATAAAACTTTCTTTTCAAAACTTTTGTAATCATCTTTTTCTTTTGGGTGGTATAAACACACCAATTTCATATCCTCTGGTATATAGTAAGGATCCCAAGCAAGATAAGTCTCACTTGGAACCACACTAACACCACGTTTAATTCCAAGGAGCGGATATAAAAACACCTTGGATTTTTGAAAATACTTAGTATATATTGATTTTACTGCCATACATTATTAAAGTTTTAAGTTTTCTACTGCTAATTCATAAGGTAATGTATAATCTTTCTTTTCATAATGATAAACTACCTGTAAGAGAACTTTATTTAGTCTCTCCATCCATTCTTTCATTGTTGTAGCAGTAACCTGAAATGGATATACTTGATTATATTTGTCTACTACTACAAATGTAAATTGTATTCTCCATTGTGGATGGTCATCTTTATCAGCAATGTATCTGTAATATGCTAGACTATAGTAAATAGCTGCTTGCAACCAATATCTATAATACTCTACAGATTCAGGAAAGTCAATTAAAGGCTTACCTGTAGTTTTCAAATCATTAATAAATAGTGTTTTCTTTTCTTCATCAATTACTACATTATCAAGTATACCTTTAAATCCAAATTGAAACTTACCGTTTATAAGTTGATCAGTTTGTACAGGAACTTCATTATGTACTTGTAAATCAGATTCATCAAGTTGCAGTAGTGCAGTTACAGACTCATTCTCTTTTATAGATTCTACACACTCTTTACAATAGTTAAGTGTATCTATATCTACTAAGGTTTTGCCTTGACTTGATTTCAGAAATTCAAAATAACTTATGTTATCAGTTGTTAAGATTTTCTTGACTCTTGCCTCATCAGTTTTAAGCTTTTGATGCAAGTTTATTTTCTCTAAGAGATCTACTATTGCAGTCTCATATTTGTCCAAAGTTAATGAATTATCTGCACCTTGCAAATATAATTGAAAAATTTCATCAACAATCAACTTATTATTACCACTTGGAAGCTTACCTGGTACAGTTATAAACTCACTATTAAAGTCTTCAGGATTTAAAAGAAGGCAGTGTATGACCTTCCCCTTTACAAGGTGATGGTCAACACTTTCTTCCTTTTGTTTAAGCACATAATCATTATAAAACATGCTTGGTGAAAACAATAGTTTGTTTATGCTACTATAACTAAAGTAAAACTTTTCATTATAAAATGCATTTAGTTCATCAGAACCAATCAAACTCTTCTTCATTTTTTACTTCTTCTTTTTCTGCTATTAATACTTCTTCTGTAACTTCTTCTTCTGTTTCTACTTCAGCTTCTTTAATTTCAGGATCTGGTTGGGTGCCCAGATTTGCCGTGTCAGGTTCAGAAACAGTAACTTCTTCTACAGTATCTTCAACAACCTCTTCTTCAGTTATTACATCTTCTGTAGGTAAATCATCTATGTAATCAAAGATTTCTTTTTTATAATTTAAATTTACAGATTCAGCAGCTGAACGTTCAAGAACATAAGCTTGTGGAACTATGTATCTAGAGTGACCATTATTTCTAAAATAATCTTTCTGATCTTCAACTATAAAATCTAAAGCAGATTTTGTAAGACAATTAAATCTAATTAGACTTCCAATTACAGTATCAATATGTTGATTATAACTGCTACCTATACCCATATAATTCTTTAATGACTTAAAGTTTACATGATTTCTACTTCTAATACAATTAATTTGGTAATCATGATGAAAGAATAACATGTTTAAAAATAACATACTATCTTGATAATTACAATTAGCCATAATTTCCATAGCCATTACATGATTATCTTGATCAGAGCTGTTGAACATATTTCTTAAATTCTGATATGTTTCTAAATCAATTGTAGTAGCATCACTACCATTTACAACAGCAAGCAATGCACTTTGCTCTATTATAGTATGAGTTTTAAATTGCTTATATAAATTTAGGTTATCTTCACTTATAGTTTGAACCCATGCTGAACCAGCTGTCCAATATTTAGTTTTAAACTCATCTTTACTACAACTTAGTTTCTCTAACATTTTATTACTCAATTCTTGAGTAAAATTATCTCTTGTTGCATTACCTGCACTTTGAGTATTCCAATCTGTATAGATTACTTCAGGCCATTCTCCTCCAAAAGATTCTTTTAACTCATTTAATCTGTTTAAATAATAGTTATCTTGTTCATCTATTTCATTTAATGAATCTACTAAAGCTTCAAAGTTTTTACCATTCATTTGATATCTCCAAGATTCTTTAAATAATTTTTCACCAGCTTTATCACTACCTACAACAACAGTTGCTTTACTTAAATCAGTAGTAGTTCTGATTTTATATTTTACAGATAAATCTTTAAGTTTTACTCTAGGGACAGTACACCCTTTCATAAAATAGATTTTATCTTTTTGTTTAGGAACCCATTTTGTGCTATCAAAATCAAGACCGTGCTTTACTCTTCCATAAGATGATGAGCTATGATTTAGTACATACAGTGTATCTATGTCACTTATTGTCCAATAATCAAGTTTAAGATTATTATACTCATCACGAGATGTTCTTATATCCAATGTAATAAAAGGAATTCTTTCTATATTTTCTTCTTGCATATTTTAATAATTAAAAGAGGAGGGAAAAGACCCTCCCCTATCTATGAATTAATTTGTTTAATGTATTGTAAAACAGGAAACTGCTTCACCTATGAATTACTTTACAGTCATCTTCACAACCTTTTGATTCAACATCAGTTTTGAGAACTTGGCTTTATTTCCATTAAGGATTTCTTTAACCATGTAATATCTCAAATCATCAGTAAATGAATCGCACTCAGTGGTCAACTCAATAATTCTATCAATCATCTTTTGAGGAACTGAACCTTTGTTAGCTGTAACTAGAGCATAATTAATAATTCTAGTACTAATAATACTAGATATATCCGCTCTGAAATCATCATCACTTCCAATACAGCTACTCAAAGAACCTTTGACATAACTCCAATCATCATTTGTAAGAATCTGCTCAGGGCTAATAATCTTATCTAGTTTATTATTAATAAACATAGCAAATAATGCAGAAGGTTCTGCACCAATTGATCCATCACCAATCATATTGATCAGCGGCAACTCATCCTCAAACTTCTCAATAGAACTAATAGAGTTAAAGAAAGTAGTAATACTTCTTGGATTAACTTTCTGAGTCACTGTCTCAGGATTCATCAATAAAAAGTTAATACATCTACCATCAATACCAACTTGTTCTGCCCACTTTGCCCATACATTAGAATCAAATTTTACTTCAGTAGAAATAAATCTAGTTCTCTGAGCATCATCAAGACTAGTAACTTGATAGTCACCATTATCTGGATTAGTAGTTAGGATTACATGCCAGTTCTTTGGAAGACTCCAAGAAATATATTCTTGTCTATCAATTAACTCCATAGTAGCTTGCATAAATCTGTGGTCAGCTCTAGTATAATCATCAAGGACCAAGAAACCACCTTCTGATTTACCTTGAATCCACTCAGGTGCAGCATGAGACATTCTCTTGTCTACAACCTTGTAACCTTTTTTCATTGCAGCATCCATCTGACTTTCATTAATCCAAGTAGTCTTGCCATCTTTATTAGCAATTTTGAATTCTTTTACAGGAAACCCAACAAGGTCACCTAATTCTTCTATCTGTGATAGATTAATCTTTACAACTTCCATATCCAACTCTTTACCAAGTTGAATAATAGCGGATGTTTTACCAAGGCCCGCATCACCTTCAATGTTTACAGCAACAGGTACTTTACCTTCATTTTGAATGTGCTGATTGTTTTTCACCATGTGTTTTAAGAAATCTTTTAACTCATCTACGTTAAGTTGTGTGCTTTTACTCATTTGTTTTTAATTTAAAGTTCTAATCTAATTTGTTTTCCTGGTAAGCTATCATTAAAATCAGATCTCTCTGACAATACCCATAGGACTGGTTTCCTAGGTTTCATATCCGTATAAGCTTCTCCATCTGTAAAATAGATTAAGCTTGTAAACTGTCTGTTTTGTTCAAAATGTTCTAGAACAGGTTCAAAATAAGTACCTCCTCTACCTGACACTTCTAATTCAAATTTTCCATCATACTTTTTGATAGATTGAATCTTAGTATCACACTGTACAATTGTAATATCAACACCTGCTTTATACAAGTGATGTATTTCATTAATAAACTCTTTCAATTCATTATCACAAACAGAGCCTGAAGTATCAATACCAACAAGCATATTTTGTCTCATCTTTATCTTAAGCCCAGGATTGTCAGAGTATCTTTTGTTCTCTTTCCTTCTTAACTTTCTAGTAAAGATCTTTGTAGATATACCTGTAAACCTTTTAATATAATTTTTCCAATTAAATTTAGGTGGTATAACTTCATCTAATTTAATTATACCATCAATCTCTCCTGGGACAAATCCTCTCTTTTTAATTGTTTGTTCTTTTGCATCTTGAAGAACTCTTTGAATTTGTTTTTCAATAAGTTTCTTTTCAGCATCAGGCATATTCTCAAACTCCTCCCACTGATGATCAGGTATATTAACATCTTTAACATTGCCATGTTTATCTATAGTAACTGTCATCTGACCACCTTCCATACCATCAAGAAGTTTATCCATATTCTCATCTCCACAACTACCTTGTTCTTTCTTATCTCTTTGAGCTTGTAAAAGCTTATCATAATAATATCTAGATCCAGCTCTCCTATCTAGATTAAGATCATCATAATCATCTATATCTATACCACCTTCAGGCAGCCAATCTTTAGATATATATTGATTAATCTCCATATCCATTGCAATATTAGCCAACTTCTTGTCACTAAACATAGTAAAGGTTGTAAGATGTTGAAATGCAATATGAAGCAATTCATGCTTTAGTAAGCCTAACTTGTGTAAATCAGAAAGGTTATTCCAAAATTTCTCACTAATAGTGAGTTGAAAATTAATTCCATTCTTACATACTCCTGCAGTTCCCACTGCATCATTCCATGTTTTATGTAACATTAACAAAAAGAAACCATAATAGGGTTCCTTTAACATCAAGTCTTTTGATGTTTTACTTAGTGAATCTTGTTTATTCATTGTATTATATTTACTTGGATGTCTTTAAATTTAAAATCAAGAGCTTTAAAGGTTCTCTTATTTTCCTTAATCATTTCTTCAATAATTAATTCTACTATCCATGGTTTTTTACTACGAGTTATATGACCTAACCATTTATTTTTATACTTTAAATTTAATTTAGGATGTCTTATTTCACTTATTTTACTGCGAAATAAACTTCCAAATTTAGAGCTTACTTCACTCCACTCTTCAATAGTAGGTCTACCATATAACCATAAAAACAATATTTCATGCTCATAGTCAATATGTACAGTATTAGAATCACCTAAATTTACAATTGCTTGCATAGCCATATAATGATTATCTTTATCACTTGACTGCAACATAGTTAGTAAGTTCTTTAAAACTTCTTTATTCATATTTTTCCTTTATAAAATCTTCCTAATATATTTCCATTTAAATAACAATCATTTTCTAAAACTTCATGTTGAAACTGAGCTTTAGTTTCTTCATAAGTCAGCTCTGATTTACTAAAACAAATCTTAAGTATTAATCTATCTACATAAATACCATCTTTATGTGCTTGTTTTATTTCTTTGTTGCTACTGAAATAGTTTTTATAAGAAAGTTTTTTAATCATTTCATATTTTTTCTTTCTCTTATCAGTTACTTTAGCTAATGCTTTTTTGCCAAACTTCTTTTTTCTATTTGAATAAAAATTCTTTTTACCTATATATAAATATTCTTTTCCCTCTCTTGTAAATTTCATTCTATAAACAAAACCTACTGCTCCTTCTGGTATAATATCATCTTCAAAAGGTATACGTTCTAAATCTCCTTCAGATTTTATCCACCATCTTTCCATTGATTTCTTTATTCTATTTTTTAAATTAGCTTTCATATTAACTTTTTTAACAGAGGTAATAACACTTCTTTAGTTTTATTAAGACCATGTACCTTAATAGAATCAGATAAGTCTTTTTCCATGTTTAAAATTACATAATCAAAATTATATTTTTCTTTGTATCTTTTCATAGATCTAATACCTGCTTCATCATTATCAAATAAAACAAATATCTTCTCATACTTTGGTATTATACTTTTGAGCATGCTCTCTGGTATTAAAGTATTCTCACTGTCAGGTGCAATTGATTCTGCATCATTTAACTTTAACCTGTCAAAGGCCATTAAGTCTTTTAATGAAGATGTAATCACAAGATACTTTTTATCATATTTTAATTGATCAGAACCTTGAATATAGTTCTTAACCTTAATAAATTTTTTATCGGAAACTTTAGGTTGATAAACTTTATACAATGTACCATCATCTTTAAAGTAACCATACAAACTAAGACCTTTAATAGTAATTGAACTTTCCTTACCATCATTATCTTCTTTAGTCATTATATAGTACTTTAATGGGGCCACATTATACTTCTCAAGCAGTCTAGATCCAATATCAAACTTTGTCCAATACTTTTGATCAATTGTTGTCCAGTGCCTTATCTCATAATCAGTTACCTTATATCTACTATGAACTTTATATTCTTTAATAGGATTACAATCATTATTTAAAACATACTGATTATAATCTTCAATAATTTTCATAGCTGACTGCCCTCTTGTAAGATTAAATAAAATCTTTACAAGCTCAACTGAGTCACCACCGTTACCAGAAGAAAAGTCTTTAAAACAATATCTTCCTGTAACAGTATTAAGATAAATACACATTGAAGGGGTTCTTTCTCTAGTATTAACTATAGATTTTATTTTTACATCTTGACCATCTAGTGTTTCAGAAAGACCTAAGTAGTATTCAAATGGCCATCCTGTTGGTATATCATTTAAATCAGAAATTAAATTCTTTGTTGAAATCATAAAATGGTTTTAGACAATAAAGGGAGAATATAAACTACATTCTCCCCTTATTATATTAATAAATAGTATGAAATTTAGTCTAAGTTAAAATCAGAACTAGTTTTCATAGGAATGGATAAATCATCATCATCTCCAAAAGATTCAACTGGCTTGTTCTCTATCTTTCTTAAATGTTTAGATTCATCATAAGTAAGTACAGTCTCTGCATTTGGTGCATAACCATACTTTTTGTTTTGTGCTTTTGCAAACCAACAGTCATATGCAATATAACCTGATTTGTTTTCATACTCTTTACCTGCAAGACAAGTGTGTAAATATTTATCTTGATATGGTGCAGTGTCATTAAATGCTTTTACAAAATCTTCAATTGTTTCATGCTGATTATCCTGTTCTGCAAACCAATCATTAATACCTAAAGCATTAGATAAATTTTTCAAAAACATTAAAACAGATCTATCTCTTTGTATTTTAATTCCTGACTTAGTTTCTCCATCAGCAAATGCATACTGACTAGCTTTTACTCTACCAATCTGCCCTTCATAGCGACCTTTGCTTTCATCATTTCTATCTTTAAGAAAACCTTCAAAACCTTCAATTGGTTTAGTTTCCATTTCCATTAATAAATGATATGCTCCTTCTATAAATCTAAATTCATCTAGTCTTATGCTGTTAATTTTTAATTCATGATTACCTGGAGCAATTGTCTTAGGCATTCCGCTACCACCTTCTGTGGTTAAATCTGTTGTACTTAAAGCCATTTGATTTTTCTTTTTTAATTGTTAATAATTACTTTTTATATATTTTATTCCAGTGAGTTTTTATCTCACCTTTTTCATTCATTTCAGAAACTACTATCTCTTCATTTCTTAAGTGGTCTGGTCTAGCACCACATGTCACACCATCATTATTCTTGAAATTAATAATAGTTTGGTTACCTTTTCTATACATATAACCAATAGCATCTGCATTTGCGCATATTAAAGATTTAATCTTACCTGTAAGGTCAATGTTAGCAGCCATAACCATTTCTCCCTTGTCATCTACAACTTTATCTTTTATATGTCCAGACAAAATAATATGAGGTGCTAATGTATCAATAAAATCTAAAACTTGAAAAAATGCCTGACGAATATATAAATATCCTGCACCATTTGCAAGTGTGGTTACATTATTGCCATCATAATTTTTACCCATTGGTGTTTTCTTGTACAATTTTACAGCTAGTGGCATTACCATTTCTTCTAATGCAGTTACTGTATCTATTGTAACATAATCATAAGGTTTATCTGCTTCTTTTATGGCCTTGCCCGCATCAAGAAGCTCTTGTAAGTTTTCAATTTTAACTTTCAAAGCTTCAACATACTCACTGCCATTTTCTAGATCCAATATTAAATTGTTTTCTAAGCCTGCATATGCAGTTGTTTTACCTGTCTTTGGTTTACTATAGATTATTAATCTTTTAGGATTAACTCTCTCTTTCTTTACCTTTTTAGTTGGAAGTACTATACTCATTTTATTTTCTTTTCTATTTTTTCTAATGCACTTGCTATTCTATCTAAAGTGTTTAACCAATCTGGAAAGTTTTTTAGTTTTTCTTCATCTTCTTTCCACGGAACATAGTTAGGGTCATCTTCCTCTTTCTTCTTTAATCCTACGCCAAGATATTCTTCAGCAAAGTTTGGGAAGTCAGCAGGTTTAGTCTCTACTTCTTCTTTAGGAGGATTTTTTAAATAATCTTGATAAGTATTATAAGGTATTTCTTTACCTGTTTTTTTATCAATAGCAACTAGCTCTTCAATGGGTATAATATATACCTCATAATCATTACCAGATTTACTTGTCTTTTGTTCCAAAGGATATTCTTCTGCATAAAAAGGATTATGCTTCAGTTTATACAATGTATGTGTTGGATCTTCTGATACTGCATTAAAATCACTAAGTTCTAGATAAATATCTCTTCCTTGTTTTAATTCATTAGGAAAAAACTGCATTTTTAACGACTCTCCTGGAGGAGCCCAAGCAGATTTAGCAATAAAATATGGATCAGCAATCTTCAACCTTTTAAATGTTGGCAAATGTGTTGCCATGAGAATTTTAGTATTCTCTTGTCTTTCAGTCATATTTGTATTTTTGAATTTGTTGTGTTATTAGGTGTATTCATTTCTACTATTCTTATAGTATCTCTATCTAACTTAAAGAAACTCATTCTAGTATCTCCATTTCTACATTTTAAGAAATGAAACACAAGAGTTTCAGGATCAGTAATTTGAAATCTTTCTGGGCCATAATATCTAATCTTTCTAGCAGCTGGCTTATTAATACCAAGTACTATATCAGCATGTTGCAATAATGCATCCGCACCAAATAGATCAGAATCCAAAACATAATTACCATAAGTACCTTCCACAGCACGTTTAGGATCATCTATGTTTCTATTCAATTGACTTAAGATTACAAATGTTAGTGGATAACTTCTTTTCATAAAGGTTAGCGCTTCACCTAGATTATATAACATTTCAAATCTATCTTTCTCATGCTTATCTCTTTTAAATAAAGCTGAGTGATCTACTGTTACTAAAAGTTTTGGATACACCTTCTGTCCATTAACTTCTTTTACATTAGTTTTAAAATGATAATCTATACTTGCGCAGAATTCATTAACAGTACACGGCCTATAAATAGAAAATACTCTATTATTTTTATTTAGTGTACTTGTATATTGTCTACATTTATTGTAAATCTCCTCTTGCAAAGGTTCATACTTACTATGTAAAATTCCATAATCTTTTTGAGTTATAGCAGAGAAAGCTCTCATACCAAGAGTTTTCTCAGGCATCTCAAACTGAAATTGTAAAACTTGAAAGTCTTGATCTTTATTAAGAGCAATTACTTCTGTAACAAGCTGCTCCATAAATAAAGTTTTACCAACACCAGGTCTAGCCCCAACTACAGTAAGAGTATTCCACTCTAAACCATTTAATGTAGCATCATTAAACTTTGGCCAAGCAGTTGTAAGACTTTTAATTCTACCGTCCATTCTCCCTCTCATTTCTAAAAGGGCCTTTTCATAAGCACGTACTTTGCTAATAGCCTTTAAAGGCTTTGCACCATTGAACTGTTCCAAATTATACTATTTTTTCTCTGAATATATCTTCTTCATTAGAATTACCTTCATTTAACATGTCGCAGTAGGTAGCTAAATCAGACTCAAATGATTTATCTGTATTTTGTTTTCTAATAAAGTATTGGGATGTTCTCATGTATTCATAATTTTTCATCTTATATTCTTCAATATATTTATAAGTTGCTTGTAATATTGTTTTCCAATCATAATCATAAGTATCAAAAAACCATCTAAAACCTGCTTCTAGATTTTTAACATTAGTTCTTGCATACTTACCACTTCCAAGTTTTTTAGCGGGAAATAAAGAGTTGTATAACTTTATTTTGTTTTCAAAATTATCTCCCATTAAATCTTTAGAAGTTTTCTTTTTACTCTTTCTAAAAAAAGAGTTTAATTCTTCTATAAAGATAAGACTTTTACTAGTCAATTGCAACTTATCATTCAACCAACCTTGTGATAATAATCTATGAACTTCTAAGTCTGAATTAGCTAAAGATTTGGATACAGATATCTTTTCTTTTATACAATGTAATACATACAAAGAGTTAGGTGTCAGCTTTTCTTTTATAAGCTTATTAAATATTTCATTCATGCTACCAAGTTACTGAAAAATTATAATTATCTTTTAAAATCTTTTGAACATCAACAAATACATTCTTAGAATCCCAAGCTTGACCTTTATTATATACAGCACTTGCTGGATGACTGATTAAAAATTTATAATTCATATCATTTACGGTATCTTTCCATTCATGAGCTTGCTTTCCCATATAAATAAATACAATACCTGTATGTGCAAATGTAAGATAATCAAATAAATAAGCTAAAAAAGGCTTCCATATTGCATAATGTTGTCCTACTTTACCTACAGTAGTAGTAAGTGCAGTATTTAAGAGTAATATACCTTGGTTGGCCCATCTTGTAAGATCTGGATCATGTGACTGACCTACGCCATCATATATAGTTCTATTTACTTCATTTAAAATAAATCTTAAACTTGGTTGTTGCTCCATTGTATTACTACAACTAAATGCAACTCCATCTGCAACTCCTAATTTTGGATATGGATCTTGTCCTACTATAACTACTTTAAGTTCATTATAAGGACATTCTTCAAAGGCTCTAAAAAGCTGACTCAATTTAGGAGTAAATCTTTTACCATCTTTAGATACTCTTATCAAATGTTTTAAAATGTCTTCAAAGTCACTACTAAATATAAAAGATTTAAGAGGTTTAGCCCAACCAGATGGTTCAAGTTTTTTAAATAATTTTTGTTTAATCTCTTCAATGTCTATTGTTTTTGTCATATTTTGTTTATATTTGATTAAAATTAAAAAATAATGGATCAGAAAATCAAATCAAGACAGCTAAAAGATGACGCTATTTTAAATATAAAAGTTAATAAAACTTTTTACTTAATGTCAAAAGCTGCTTTATTTAACATCTTTAATGAGTTATATACTAATAAAGAAATGAGTTCTGATGAGTTTGTAAAATCTATTGTTTCTAAAAAGTATGAAAATATGGATAATGATGAACGTACATTTTATACATTATCATTACTTATTGGTGAGATTGAAAAACAAGCTATAGAAACAGATGCTTATCTTGAAACTGAGTTTACACCTGAACAGTTAAAAGAACAGCTCACTAAACAAGCTGAACAAAAACCAACAACTAGTGAAGATTAACGTTGTAAAATTCACCTATTTCTATACAAGCCTGAATAGCCATACTTAATTCACTTTTATCACAATCAGCAAAGGATTTATAATTATCATCTATAAATAACCCTGCTTTATCTTTTACTAGCTTTTTCATATCATCAAAGCTATAACCACTTTCCTTGGCTAATTCACGTATACATTTATGCACTTTTGATATTTGTGCACCACTTCCATTGGGTTCAGAGATAGACATAAACACGTCTACCTCTTGTCCTTCAGAAAGTTTTTCAGTAAATAATTTAAAAGCAAGCTTATCCATTTTCTTTGGATACACCAACTTCCCGTCTTGCATCTTTAATTTTGCTGAAAACATCTATTAATTCTTTTACTAATTTATAATCCCAAAGCTCACAGTCTGGTTCTGACATATATACAGCCCACTCATCATCTGCTCCAACTTCATCACTGGCTGATGTATATAATACTAAATCTTTGATTAATTCTATTTGGTAATAGTAATAGTCATAACCATTTTGACTTTCATCATCATTAACATAAGTTTTTTCAAAACCTAATGTAAGTATTTCTTGTTCACTCATTTATTTCTAGTTTTTGTACATTATTCCACAAAGATATATTTACAATTTTAGTATCATAGTCACGCACTGCATCAGCATACAGGCCTAATTTTTTAGGATTAAAATGTTCTAACTTTTTAATCCTTTCTTTTCTAAAAAAGTTAATTACCTGAGATGCTACAAATAAATTTTCTTTATCTGGAGATTTTAATAAACTGATACAATTATCAACTTGACCTTGTTCCATAATATTAAGATATAATAGTAAATGTAATTCTGCTAAGAATATAAAAGGTTTAAATGTACCCTTTTTTGTTCCATCAATATACATAAACCATAAATAGTTTGTGCCAGAGTTTGCTGATATTTCAAAATGTTCTAGACAAATCTTCCTTGCTAAATTTGCTACTCTTCTTTCCATGACATAACTGTATTTCTAACATGTTTTCCTAAGTCAGCATCATTTGGATACTTTTTTACAAAATGCACCATCAGGGCAGTAATGTTTGGCATAGCAATTAATTCATTGTCTATGGTATATATACTTGTATTAGTGTTACTATCTACACCTTTTACTTGTCTTAACTTATTTAATTCTGCTTTGCTTAATCCAGCTTTTATTCTTTTACTCATATTCTGCTAATTTTGATCCTAATAATTGATTCTCTTCTTCTAACATGCGAATATACTCTGCATTATTATTTAAAGGTATTGCCTGCATAGCACTACCATATCCATTAAAATATATTACAAATTTATATCCATCCATTTCAAAAGTTTCTAAAAATCTATCATCACTTTTAGTTTGATATGTTTTTACATCAATCAATTCAGCCTTATCCCATTCAGAATCTCTTAGTAAACTTTTTTTCTGATTTTCTTCTATAGCAGTACACCCTACTAATAAGAGTGCTACTAATAATAACTTATTCATATTTTCTTCTTTTATAAATTCTTATTTTGTAACAAAATATGTTTAGTCTGAACACTCTTTTCCATCTACTAGACATGTTCTTTCATATTTTCCCAGTCTCTGGTAATCTTTACTTCAACTTTATACTTCTTATCTGTATATGGATCTTTCCATATCTCACAGCTTTTATCTTCTTTTGACCAGTCTTCAAAAACTATCCTATCTAAGATTTCTTTTTTGAGCTTATCTCTGTAGTGGCCAAATATTTCATTGTCTATTCCCATTTTTTGTTGATTTTAATTTATTAAACATTTTTCTTTCTGATATACTTAAAGTTGAATAAGTATATTCTTTATCTTTAAGCATCTCCTCTTCAGTTTCTACATAAGGTTCTTTTTTACTACCTAATCTAGATTTAATAGGAGATAGCCTGTCACTCCAGGTTCTCCCTGATTCTTTCTTGACTTTCATTATTTTGCTTTGCTATAAGATAAGCTATATAAAGATCTCTATTAAAGTGATCCCAATATGCTATCCAATCTGCTATGTTAGTTTCCATTTTTTTTTGAATTTTTATAATCTAAAATAAAACCTATCAGAACAATTATATTCATTCCTATTGATGCTAATACTTCATGTATATCTTCATAAATATTAGTTGATAAATGTACATGTCCTATTATCCAAAAAGGAATAGCCAAATTTTGACTTATCCAAATCAATGTAAAGTTAACGAGATTTTTCATTTTTTGAATTACTAATTAATATTCTAATACTTGCAAGAAGTATTAACTGCTTTTTGATGTCTTCACCATCTCTAATAGCTATTTCCAACTTTCTTAATAAATCTATTGCTTCATTCATAGTACACCCATTAGGAGTCGAACCTAAGACCTACTGCTTAGAAGGCAGTTGCTCTATCCATCTGAGCTATGGGTGCATCAGTTAAAAGATATACCTTATTGTATCTAAATCAAAGTACTGTGAGTAAAGTTCTTTAAACTCCTCAAGTAACCTTGTTTTATGTTTCAAAGGATATCTCATAACACCTGAACTGTTTTTTACTTCATAGCTCAGGCTCATTAATTCTTTGGCCTCTGCAGAAGACCGTGCCATTTGATTAGCATGATTAGTTAATGCAATTACCTCACATTTATTTTCTCCTGCTACATCCTTTACCATCTTAAACAACTCACTGTAGTCTTGTTTCCATTTCTTGTAGAAAACAAGAGGGCTATAGTTAACGTGCACTTCCCACCCAAGGTCCTTAAGTCTATTAATTTCAGGAATCCTTCTTGCAACCTTCTGCATCTTAGGCTCTAACACGTCTGCAAATCTTTGTGGCATTAAACTAACTCTTACCCTTGGTTTTTTGTTGAACTTTTTGACGTCAAGTTTCAACAAACTAGGATACTTAGTTGCCATAGTTGAATTTAAGGTAGGGTGATTATCATATCTTTTAAGATAATCTATTAAAGGTTCAGGTAAAAACTTTTGCATTAGCACTAAATCAGTGTTACATGCAATATCTACCATAGTATACACAGGATCCTGCTGATCAGGTACCTTGGTAAAACCTTTTTCCCATTCTACAACAGAATTAAATATATCATCTACATTCTCATTTACAAATACTCTATGACCATTATACCTAGACATATAACAATAGGTATCTACACAACCACCAAAACACCCATATACTAGATTTGGTGCTATACAGTTAGCACTATTGTTATTGTCTTTTGTAACTAAAGTCTTAGTTTTTTGAACTTTAATTGCCCCACTCATTATTTATATAAACTTTATTAGAATGGATCTTTTTCTTTCTGTTTCTCAAGCTCTTTTGCCTCTGAAATAAGTTTAAGTTCATCTTCTGTATAAGTATTTCTCTCCTTTTTGAGTTCTTTTTCATACTGTTCCCAATTATAAATTTCTAATTCTTTCATTCTTATAACATCACCTGCAGTTAAATCTCCAGGTAGTTGACCATTATTGGCATTACAAATTTCTATAAATACTTCTTTCATTCTTCCCATATTTTGAAAAATTTAAATAAAAAACGGCCAAAGAAGCCCTTTAATTTCAGCTTCAAAAGGTCCAATAAATAATGTGTACATAAAACCATGTACTTGCGCAATCATATACCAAAAATAGACCATAAATATTTGACCTACTATAAAGTATAATGCTACAAGATACATGGTTATTGTTAAACCAGCATCTTTCATAAATAAATTTTAAATTGAATTTGTCAGATCTGCATCTTCTTCATATGCATCAACTTCTTTCTTAAGTTTTGTAAAATTTCTTTCAGGTAAATTATTTAAATCTAACTCAGTTATATCACCAAATCGAATACCAAAATTTTCTGGAATTATAAGAAATCTTTCTAAAGAATAATATTTGTAAGGAGCAGATGCATCTGTTAATTGTATTTCTTCAAAAGCAACTCCTAACTTACCTTTTTGTAAGGCTAATTCAACAACTTCAGTAATAGTATATACTACTCCTTCCTCAATCCATTCGTAATCTGAAATACCCTCTGGTTTATTACTACTATCTATGCAAATTGCTTTCATATGCTTCAATACTTGCTTCTACTTTTACGTAATCTAATGTTTCTAAAATTTCATACATTCTATCAAAAGATCCTGATGCAATATCTACCTTACCTTTATTATGTGCAATTATTGCACATTGTTCTGCTTGAATAGGTGTATGTCCACATATTTTAATCAAACATCCAATGATGTAATCATAACTGAGTACATCATCATTATACAAAGTTATCTTATGTGTTTTAGATTCATCCATATAATAATATACTAATTTTTAATGAGAATTCGGCCTCTAGCCCAGGTTAACCTTATAATCTGCCCATTTAATTTTACTCTGATCTAGGGTTTCTAATGCTGATTTTACCCACTTTTCATCTACAGTATGTTTGTAACATAATACATGTACTATAGCTTTTTCATCTGGATTAAGCCTCAGTAATCTTCCTATCCTCTGTTGTGCTTTTCTTTCATTACCATATGCATGCATAATAATTCCTTGTCTTAGATTTGGAATATTTACACCTTCATTTAATTGCATTACAGAAGATAATTTATTAATTAAACCATCTTTAAACATTTCAAGATTAGCTTCTGAGTCTATGTTATTACTGTGATAACTATACTGACATAATCTATCAGCCTGATCTTGTGTATTAGCAAATAAAATGCACTTTTCTTCAATGCTGGCAAATAAAAGTTTAGCATATATTTCTTTACTTGGATACTCCATCATAGCTTTCATTCTCATTACACGTAAAATGTGCAATGGGCCTGATGCAGAATCAATTCTGTTACACCAGTATCCATAATTCTTTTGTTCTGAAGTTCTAAAACTTTTATTCTTCATTTCTACTAGATAATTATTTTTTGTGCTTAATTCAAGCTCATGTACAATTATCTGATAATCATTAAGAATATTATTATCTACAGCACTATCAGTAACAAATTCATATACAATTGGGCAAAATTCATTTACTAATTTACCTTTTTCAGACTTGGGATACTTGGGCGGTGTACCTGTAAGACCTAAAATCTTACCATTATAGTTATCTAAAAATTCTTTATGAGAATCTAATAAACTGTGACATTCATCTAGATATACTATATCAAAGTCCTTGGGATTTTGTTTATTTAAACTTAAGTAAGTTGTAAATGTAGCTCTTACTAAAAGCTTTTCTTTATCAAACTTCCTTGCTTCTGCTCTCCAGCTATCAAAAATTGATAGTTTTGGTGCAACTACTAATATGTTTAACATAGGAGAATAATGATTCTCTAAATGATTTAGTGCTACAAGTGTCTTACCGACACCTGTAGCTAGTGCTAAACCACATCTGTTAATACCTATAGTTTTCTTTAGAGCTTCAGCTTGTACTTTATCTCTATCCATACTTTATCTTGTATTTTTCTTCTAAATAATTTATAACTCTATACCATAAAGGTTTTGCAGTTTCTGTAGCAAGAGCTTTTGCTGTAACAATAGCAGCATATAAAGCTTCTTTGCCTTCTAATCTAACTTCAATAATGTTTGGATTCTCATATTGTCTATGATTATCATATAACATATCACCTTTTGCTCTTACTAAAGTTGTAGAGGGTTCATCTATTTTTTGATTTTCACGTATCATTTTAACTTTTAATTTTAAATACTTTTGATCTTATAAAATTCTTTGCATCTTCAAGATTAGCAATAAGTTTAATCTTTTTAAGATTTTTATCTAAATTATTTATTACTTCATCTTGAGTTATTTTATCATATGATTGAATAAAAGCATTCAAAAATGAAAATTTAACAGATCTATCAACATTTGTCAGTTTAAGAAATATATCACTAAAGTCTTTGCACATTACTTCTGCTTTTGGATTAGAAACTTCAAAACTTCCTCCTTTAATTGCTTGACTACTAGATGCAATAGAATATTCATTTCTACATATTGTAGCAACCATCATTATTTCCAAGTTATATAGATTTTTAAACTTTAAAAGTTTTCTATATTCATTATTACAAAATTTATATGCATTAACATAATCAATTAATACCCATGATTTAGATGAATTATTCAACTTACCCATTTTATGTATTAATTCTTGTTCATCTTCTACTTTAATAGTAGTATACGGTATTGACATACCTTCTCTTTCTAATGCTGTGGCTAAATGTTGACCATCAACTATATATAACTTGTCTTCACCTTCTATAACATTAGTTTGACACGCAACTACAGGTCTTATAATGCCCATATTTCTTATACTGTCTACTAATTCTTCTACATGTTTAGATCTAATTTCTCTATTCATTGGTAAAATTGAGAACTTCTTATAACTGTCTGTGTGTTTTATTGATAACTTCATAACTTTTAATTCATTTTAAATAATTCATAACTCTTGATTCTTCTGGATGATCATGTATCCAGTTGTGACAATTCCTACATACAGGAATCCATGTACTTTGTATTAAATAATAAGTATCACGGTTACTACCTGCATAAGTATGATGAATATCAGTAGCCTGTTGACTACATCCATTTACTTTAACTTTACATAGGGAATTATCTTTAAGATACCTTTCTCTTAACTTAAGATACTCTGCATCTTTTTTCTTTCTTTTAGCAGAAACACGAGGGATAATAGACTTGTTTGGTTTTTGTGGCTTGTTAGTACTGCTTTTGTGGCAACTCCAGCAATATTTACAATATCTATTACCCTCATGGTTCTTCCATATAACAGTCATCTTCTGACAACCATCACATTGTTTTAATTTGGGTTTCATTTTGGAACACCTTTATTTACATAGTGTCTTATAAGATCAAGTTTTTCATAAGTGCTTCTTGGTCTTTTAGTACCATATGATGTTTCTACCCACCAATAATTATCATTTCTCAAAGTTCTCCAATCTTCTAAATCAAATTGTTTAGTAAGATCAAAGAACTCTTGATCAATTTTTGATAATTCTTGACTTTTATACATTGTTTTTTAGCCTTGGTAACTGATTAGGATCTCTTGTTAAATTTAAAAAGTTTGAACTTAAGATTCCTTCTTTCATAAATATACGAATTATTCCATCTTTATCAATATTTAAATCTTTAAAATTTAGAGTATTCTTAAATTTGTAATCAGTTTCTGTATTATTTAACATAAAGTTGGTAAATACAGTATCAGGAAACCATTTGCTAAACATTTTATTAGTAATTGCTATTACTTTTCTTTGTTTAGCTTCATTTATAACACGTTGTGCTCTTCTATGCACCCTGTTAATCCTGATTTTCTTTTGTTTACTCATCTTTTCTACCTCTTCAGTAGGTAAAGACTTAAGACCATACAAAGCTCTCTTATATAGAAAGTTTTGATATTGAGAATATTTATCTGTCTCATACTTTGTATAAGTATTTTTCTTATACAACTGATACTCTTCTAATTTACCAGAGTATTCAAATTTATATTTTTTAGTCGAACTCATATACAACTTTTTTTATTAAATTCATAAATAGATAAAGGGCCATTGCTGACCCTTTATCTGTAACCATTAAAATTTATAATTATCCTCCTATAGAGAATTCTTCACTTGGCTTAATTGCCCCACTCACTTTTTGTGCTTCATAAGCTGCACGCAATTCTTCAACATTATCATGTTGAACAAAACTTTCAGCTTTGGTTCCTGTTGGATCCCAAATTGTTTTACGATAAATAGGAGAACCTTCAACAGTACAAACAATACCTGTTTCTCCTGCTACTTTAAGATCTCTATCAGGATTTTTAGAGTTAAAAGCCTCTAATGATTCTTTAATACAAATTTTACCAGGAACTTCTTGTCCTGCAAACCAGTTTAAATCACGTAATTCAGTTGTATCACCTTGCAATAGTGCAGAAATAGTTCTATTTTTTAAAAAACCATTATCATCTACAATTGCTTTTGTTTGCTCTAATCTAATGTAAGCATAATCTGGATTGTTTTCTGATACATTAACAATCGCTCCTGTTGTAGCATTTGCTACTACTTTAACTTTTGAATTCATAATTGAATTTTTAATAAATAAATAAATAAATTGATAGCAGCTAGATACTATACTTGCACACTGCTAAATGCAAGTAAGTGGACTTTAATAAGTCATATTACATTAAGATAAATCTGATAAATTTATATCTAAATTTGGAAAATCTTCATCATCTGAATCATCCAAAAATTCTCTTGGTTCTATTTCTTCTGGTTTCTTTTTAGTATCAACCGCAGAACCACTAAAAGGATTTGTGATTACATCACCATAGTCACATGCTATAAGGTATTGAATATCTTCATCAGTTAAGGATAAGTACTCATCTATTGATAAATAGACCACTTTGCCATTTGGTAACTGATAATTCATATACACTAAGTACGCAATAAATTTTTAAAAGTTAACTATCAAACAATAAAAATTTGGCATTATATAGCTAACAAGGGAAAAATGTTTTAAGATCCTTCCCTTGTCATTTGCTACAAGCATATATTCGACTAAAATATAATATTTTTAAGGATGCACATCATCAAATCCCATACTACAAGATGCATATAAATCTTCTCCATATTTAAACTGTATAGTATAAGGGAAATATTCTGTATAACCTCTAAATGTTTCTATCCTACAAATAACCATATCATCACTTATTAAATCATTTTTAACAAGTTCTTCATGTATCTTGTCAGAATCTGAAAGACCCATTTTAAGTCTATCCCATGAACATTTAACTATATCTCCTTTACGTAATGCTTCTGGTAAACCATTACCTAACATAACTTGAACAAATAAATTACATGCTTCTACATTTTTTAATAAAAGTTCTGTAAATAAATCTGTAATATTATTTGATTTTTGAGTATTCTGTATTTCTTTACAGATATTCTCAACCATTATACCTATATCTTCTTCTGTAAGATTAATGTTTACTTTTTTTAAATTCATAGTTTTGTTTTTATGAGTATAAGGCTGGAGACATTACATCTCCAACCTTAACTCTTCTTCACTTAAAAAAGTCTTTAAAATAAACTAATAGTATTCCACATATACCTGCAATAGCAAATATCATAAGTGATATAGATGCATGATATGAAAATCTTTCTAAATGATATTTACTTTTTGATGACTCTAACTTGCTATAAATCCATTTTTTAGATTCTGGACAAGTAAGTCTTTTATGTAAACTTTCATAAGCCTTCACATCTTTAGCTGCTTGTTTCATCTTCTGATAATATCCCATTTTCTATATTATTGTGTCCATATGCATCGCAATGAACTGATTTACACCCAACTAATAGTACTGCAATTAAAGTGGCTGCAGTAAACCACACGACTGGTATTAATACTTCTTTTTTCATAATTTTATAAATCATCAGCGTTAAACATACCAAATTGTCCATGCATCATTTTGTGATGCAACATTAATAACTCAGCTCTTATTGAATCTATAGTAGTCATAGTTAATGTACAATCATACTTGTCTTCAAAGCCTTCTTCATTTAATTCTTCATTATGTACAGCTAAATGTAAATGCTGTATCTCTTCAATCATAGGATTAATCATAGTTTCTAATTTTTAAATAATGTTTTGATATTTTTTAAATTTAATTTCTGTGCCTTCTTCTGCTCTTTTAAAAGCAAGGTCTTTATTTGGAGTAAAATACTCCTTTCCATTAACTGTGTATAAGTAATATATAGTAACTTCTTCCATTTTTAAATAAAATTTAAGATTATTGATAAGTATCTGGATATTCTTCATTGTACTGAAACTCCATTGTTTCAATCCAATTTAGGATTTCTCCTTTATAACAGTAATTATACAAAAATGCTCTATCAGTATTAGATATACCTTGCAACCGCAAGCCTTCATCTAAATACATAAAAGCAAATTCTTCTGTAGCTCCTTCAACACCTTCTTCTTGAAGATCAAGTATTGTTAGACCTACTCCATCAAATGCTACTGAATTAGCATTTGGAAATAATGTGTAGAGTTCTCTACCTTCATTGTCCTGATTCATTGGGACAACTACTCCTGCATCAAGCATAAGCTTGAAAATAAGTAAAACTATAGTTTTCATAGTAAAATAAAAATATTTAAAGTAAATAAAAATGGCAGTTTTGTTACGCTGAGATTACTGCCAACTCCTATTATCAAAAGTTTCCTGGTGCTACTTGTAATACCCGTAAACCTAATGACCTCCACATATCAACAACCTGATCTCTGTCATCAATGACAAATTTAACATCATATTTAGGTCTGATATAATCCATATAGATCTCAGACTTAATGATGTTATCTTTTCTAAAGTCTCCTGCTTTTCTGATATAGAAATCATCAAAGGGTACTCTATGTTTTGCTAACCATAGTCTAGTTGCTTCTTCACAAACACCATCTCTACCTGTAGTAATGATAATTTTGTATTTACCATTCCAACCTGTTGGATCTGGTTGACATCCATTAGGACATTCATCTATTGGATTAATATCTTCATATGTCTCATGTTCAAC